TGGCCCACATTCTGCCGTTGCTGCTGCTGAGCCATCTGACCAGCAAAGGTCTGCTGCATCGCTGTGTTCCGCTGGCCGGTGGCTGCGAGGATGTTCTGGAATGCCTCTTGAGCCTGTCGATTGGCGACATCGCTCGTGGTCTGACCACTCTGGAGTAGGCCAAGAGCCTGCTGACGGCGCTGAACATCCGCGTTGGCTACCGCTTCACTAACAGCGCGAGCCTCGCGCAACGCCGAAAGGTTGCCGAGGATGTTGCCGGTGGCGGTTCCACGGGCGCGGGCGGCCTGTTCAGCCGCACGGATCATCGTTGGATCGAGTGTCCCGGCTTGGGCGAGACCGGCGGCGATCTGGCGTTCGAGATCGCTCCTCATCTGAGCGGCGGAACCGGTATCACGCGGTCCGGTAGGTATGCCTACGCGCTCGTAAACAGGAGCTTCGGTGACAGCCAAAGATTCGGCGGACGGACTTTGTCGAATATCGCTGAGAAATTTCTCGTAAAGACCAAAGCGAGTGGGATCAAGGGCCTCGAGTTCAGCTCGGCGCTGACGAGCGAACTTGGTTCCGTACAAGTTGGACGCCTCCAACTGTCGTTCGGCCATGACTGGAGCGAGATCGGCCAACGCTTGGCCTATCGCTTTGGTCATCGCTATATCTGATGTTTCTCTGAAATCGTAAGGTATCACCTTTCCGCTAGGAGTGGTGATGCTTCCTTCGGTTCCTATGCGAGACGCCGCTTCAACTTGGCGCTGGAGCGGAAACGTCTCGATTGCTGCCTCAACAGCTTCCCGGTTCGCCGCAGCAATGTCCGGTGGATTGTAGTCTGGCGCGCACATCTGCGGCTCGCCCCACGGGATAGACGGGTAATCTTTGCTCCAATCATCCTTGGCAAACAGCATCACACTGTGAGCCAAAACTCTGGCTATATTAGATTCAATATTCATACCCCTCCTTCAAAAATCTCAGTTTTCCAAATTGGCTTGAAACCAAATCGCTTCATATATCCATTGTATGGACTATGCTCATTGCATGCTATGAAGTACTTCGGAAACCCCTTGGTCTCCATGATTGAATCATAGACACGTTTCAGGTGCATGCTGTCCTTTGCCGACACTTTTTCGGTGTGATTCCAAAGCAGAAGGAGCGGCACCCTTCCGAACGACGATGCGCCGATGATTTCGCCATTTCTTTCGACAACGTGCGTTGGGCAAATGATTGAGTCATTGTTGGCGCGAGCAGCCTGCAAGACCTTGGATTCCTGCTCAAGCGTTTGGATCAGTTTGACGGTTGGAAACGAGTTCATTGCTGTGGCCGCACGGAATCAACGAACCCGGACAGGATCGTGGACTGAAGGCTCAGTCGGCTTCCGTTGGTGGTGTTGATCTTGAACTGGATGCTGTTCCAGCGTCCACGGCTGATGAGGTTGTATGCGCTCAGGTACTTCTGAGAATTGGGAACGCTTATGGCTCCATCGATGCTCGTGAATGTGCCGCTCATGTTGGTGGCGAAAGAGAGCGCGGCACCGATGCTCGAAGTGTACGGGTTGTCGAGCGCGACTTGGATGCTGTAGCCGATCTTGTCGGGGATGGGTTCACCGAGGTTGTACGCCTTGGTGATGACAGTGGACTGGTAGGTGCTTCCGCCGTCGAGGTATGCCGACTGTTGCAGGGGGTTCAGGCGGGTGTTGGGCAGGTAGTCGTTGAACGACCAGACCTGGCCGGCACCTTCACTGAGCGAGATGATGTCACCGGCGAACATCAGGACTGGTCCGAACTGCGAGAACGCGGTGGGTATGAAGTCATTGACCTGCCAGTTGTCCCAGTAGCCGAGCCATGAGCGGGCCAGTGAGTGGTAGACGATGACCGCGTTGTTCTGGTTGAAGGTTCCCTCAAGCTCGATTGTTGACCCAGACTCAAGAAGCAATCCTTCCTGATTCTCCAATCCGATGGAGAATGGTCCTTGGGTGACAAACGGAACGGCCAAGAGATAGCGGTTATTCCAGAACGTGCCATCGCAGTACTGGAGCTTGGTCTTGTCGATCTTGCTGATCAGGTCATTGATCGGGCTGGAGAGCGCGAGGCCGACGCTGGTCTGGGTGCCCGCTTGGATCTGAGCCATCGAGCGGATGCCGTCGCGGGACAGGAAGAAGACATCGGCACCGACAGCGGCGATGGATCGGTGCGAGGAGCACCCGATATTGCCTGAGATGAGTGAGATGACCCAATCGGCGGGATCCTGCGTGGGATCGGCGTCCACGCTCCAGATTGAGCGTTCCTTGAAGACGAGGAGCTTGTACCCGAACCACGAGTAGAGTCCACGTATGGGATCACCGTCGCCTCCGACACGGATGGAACCGAGCGGATCCCACGATTCACCATCCAGTAGGTCCGAGAAGTAGAGGGTGTCGGGCTGGACGGAGGTGTCGGCGGACACCGCCCACAGACGATTGGTGTGGGTGGTGAGGTAGATCGGCTGAGCCGGAGGAGCCAGCGAGACAAATGCGACCGCGTGAGATTGGTTTGCCGGAGAGATAGATACCGTAGGGGCCGTTGTGTAACCGCTGCCGGGATTCGTGATTACGATGGAAAGGATGGCACCGTCCCCACCGATTCTCGCCTCAGCGGTAGCTGTGACACCGCTGGGCGGAGCCGATATGGTGATGGTTGGAATCGAGCTGTGGCCGGATCCCTGATTGATGACATCGATGCGACTGATCTTTCCAGCGGTGATGGCCGAGTTGGCGTTGGCGCTGGTGATATAACGAAGGACGCTATAGCCGTCGGCGTAGAACAGCTTGTCGTTGAGCTGTGCGAAGTAGACGAACTGAGACGCATCATTGATGGTCGAGCTGGAGATCGCGTTGTACGAGATACCAGGAGATCCGTAGTAGAGGCTTTTGACTCCGGTGTTGCGGTCAAGGACAGCGATGACAAGCCGTTCGGACGCTGCGGTATCGAAGTAAAATCCTGAGAAGACCTGCGAGTTGGTCGGCAGGTTGCTTCCGAAGTATGCCGTAACCGCGTTCCAGTTGGTGACGATGTCCTCCCAATTTTCAACGAGAGGATTTCCCGCGAGCGAGATGGTCCCGAGGCGCGTGACGAGGTTTCCGAAGTCATCGTAGTCCATGTTGATCGCCTCTTCCATGCTCGTGGCAGGAATGGCGTCTGGACGAGTGGCGGAGATGACCCCGGTGGAGAAACCATTGCTTCCATCCAGAAGCATCTGGTCATCGAGCGCGTCTGTGGATTGGAAGGGCATTAGAGGATGTCCTGGAACGTGTAATCGTAGAGGCTATCCGGGATGATGCGGCTGATCTGCTGCTGTTGGCCGCGCTCCATGTCCTTCATGATGGAGACTTGAGCGGCACCCTCTTGGAACTTGGCCTGTGCCTTGCCGTACTGGCGGGAGTATTCGAGGAGATCGCCTTCGGTGTAGGCCATGAGTGCGTTCTCGACACCGCGAAGCTCGAAGTTGGTGTCGTTGGATATGGTTGTCGCCTCACCGAACTGCCGCATCTGCGACTGTTTCTTGCCCAGGATGAACAGGGTGCCGTCGGTATTGGGCGTGGGAACCAGCTTGATGCGTGGGACACCGGCCTGTCCGTAGGAGACACCGAGAACGCGAGCCCAGTTGACGAAATTGCCGGGCGTGGACTTGCGGCTATCGACGTTGTTCCACGTATTGGGATCGAGCTGGAAGAACGAGACCCATTCTGCGGCGGGGACCTCGATGCCATCGGTCTCGCCGGTGACCGTGAAGCGTGAGGCGACCGGGAAATCGAGGAACATGTTGTAACCGGTCCCGGAGGTGTACGTGGCGGTGACGTAGTCCGAGATGGTGACGAGTTCTTGGCCGTTGGTGACGGCTGTGGAGACGACGCCGAGGGTATCGTTCCAGAGGCACGAATCCCAGATCATCGAGTAGCGACGGATGCAGAACTTCTTGGCCAACGCGAGCGTGGCTGCGTCGGTGAAGGAGAGCTTGTCGCAAGCCGCTTGGGCTACTTCGGAGGGTTTCATGCG